TTAGATCGTTACGATGTAGTCATTGAATGTTTGTGACATTTGCCAATCTGGAAACTTTTGATTGTTGAAAAATTCCTTTTTCATCAAGTCGAATGAGGAGCCTTCTGGCTGGATTACGGGATTCCTGAAGAAAGGCTCAACGAGGCTTTTTACGATGTCGCTGTTCACGATTTTCAGATCGGCTGCCGCGATCCATTCTCTTTGACTCTTGATGGGGTATGGGTACTTTTGAATAAACTCTAAGGACAATCCCATCTTCTGTAAATCTTCTTCACTGAAGAACAAATGCACCCACGCCTTGTTGAGTTCTTTGTACAGGTGCGATCCGTGTCTTCCCATCCAAGGGTGAAATCGGATAAATATTTTTGCTTTTTCTGCCAAGACCGACCTTACCTGTTTCAGTGCATCCACAGGGTCTTTACAGTGATCTAGGGTGTCATACAGAATCACAATGTCGTATTTCTTGTCTGATATTTTTGAGAAATCAGTTGTGAGCAAGCCATCTTCCCATGTAAGACTTCCTGATTTCACGATGTCATACCCAATTGCATTCGCTCCTCGCTTCACAGCCTCGGCAACCATGTGCCCTTCGCCGCACCCAAAATCCAAGACATTTTTGTCTTTGAGTTCAAAGTCGATATAATCAAGTATTCCTTCTGCTCGTTCGCGTTTATCGCTTTCGTCGTCATGGCAGATGAGGAACTCAGGTGTAGCGTTAGGCCATTCCGTGCTTTGCAGCAAGTCTAACATTTCATGTTTTTCAGGCGAAAACAGGCTTTTGTCGATCTTCATGGGTTCTCCAGAATATGTGAATTCTATGATATAATAGTGAGTTAATTCAAGTTTATGAGGAGTTACGTTGAAACTAAGGTATGTAGTGACGGGCACAGGCAGGTGCGGCACCGTATTTATGGCTCGTTTGCTGACCAGTCTTGGAATTCCATGTGGGCATGAAGCCTTTTTTAACACAGTAAAAACCGCCTCCATTTCGCGGGTTCAAGGGGAGTTGTTTCCCGAAAACAGTCACGCTTCAACCCACAATGTAGTTACAGGAGAGAAGCTGTCAGAGTGGGTAGACGAAGACAATTTGATTGCCGATTCGAGTTATCTCGCTGCTCCGCTGATTGACCACGAAGCGTTAAAGGATGTCAAGGTCGTTCATGTCGTGCGAAATCCGATCAAAGTGGTAAGCTCTTTTGTGTACGACATCCATTTTTTCTCAAAAGAGAACGAACGAGAATTGATATGGCGAGAATATGTCAAAGACAATCTTCCAGGCGTTGACATCAACACGACCAACCTCAAAGACGAAATCAACGCCGCTGCATATTATTGGATTCACTGGAACCAGATGATTGAACAGAAGTCGGCTGATAGGGAGTATTTTCGACTTCAAGTGGAGGATGGATGCACCGCAGAACTACTTGATTTCCTGAATGTCAAAGAGAAGCCTGTTCAGGTCTTTTCTAACAAAAGAATCAATAGTTGGCGTGGAATCGACGACAAAGGCCCTCAGTCGATTTCCATTGACCACATCACAGATTTGAATGTTCAAAGACAGTTCGTGGAACTGGCCCGCGAATACGGTTATCTTTTCAAGTCTTTACTCTGATTGCAGTCGGCAGATTTTGTTTACCCAAACATTGTTCTTTGGTTTCAAGACAGTTGTTATCAATCGGTTTTCTTCCCGTGGTACGTCTGAGAACAAAAGCAACTCGTCTTCTTTAGCGGTCCACCTTCCAATGTTTATATTTTCCAAATTTCTGATGTATCCATTTTCTTCAAGGCTCAGATAAGAAATCTTTTTTGTGATGCCTTCCATGTTCATGAATTGATAGTTGCCAGTCAATTCAGGGTTGATCGCACCATTCGCATCCATGATTGTCTTGATTATGTTCCACTCTTCTATCGGCATCATTCCTGAATGAATTGGATGCACATGCACAAAAGGTCCGTTAAGGAGTGAGAATTTCGTCCACAGACCTTCTGTGCTAATTGTTTTGTGAAGGTAAGGCATGATACCAGCGAATTTGGCAGCTAGTGCGAAACAATGATCGCCCCAACCGTCATTGATTGTCTCTCTCATTTTCAAGAGCTTACAGGCGATAGGATTCGCCAACACTTCCCTCATTGCGGTTGAAGAAGTAATGCCGGTTTCATGTTCATGCACCGGAGCAACATCGCTCCAGTGTCCATGTAGCATCTGGTAGTAGTGTCCATACCCTAGTCGAGTCATGAGTGCCCTCTCAACAGGGTGCCAGTCCCACTTTAGGGTTCCGCCGATGTGATGAGGTTTTTGCCAATCATACTCCTCAGTCAGAATTCTCAGCAAACCATCTGCGTTTGTGAAGCTGTCATCATCAATTCGAGCGAACCACTTGACATCATCGCAGCGGTCTAAGGCTATTTGGTTGTAGTAGTAGAATATTTTCTGCGGAGCAGACTCATATGGGGTTTCGACGAATTCGACATTCAATCGTTGATCCCAACTGGCGAGAAACTCTTCTTTTTTCAAAGCACCCTCAGAAGGGCCACACAGCAGTTTGATGCTGATTTTCCATTCGGCTGGATTTAAGATTAGCGTATTTGGAAGATCGAGGAGGCGAAACTTCCAGTGTTCTCTACTTGTTATTGGCACAAAGAATTCAATGTCATACATTTTGCAGGCTCCTGAATTTCTGCATGGCCGATGCCATCGTTTGATCTATATCGAGGTATTTGTATTCGCCAACTCGTCCGCCAAAAGTGACATGAGGTAGGTCTTTTTTGAGTTGCATGTACTTATTGTACAAGGCCGTGTTTGGCTCATCACGAATTGGATAGTAAGGTTCGGGGTGATCGCTAAAGGGAACTGGATAGTCGAAGGTGACAATCGAGGGCGTCTTCCAACGCTCAGGATTTGGAGTGTAGTGCTTTTCCAAATGACTGAGATCGTAGAAGTATTTGTGTTCGATGCTTCGCAGATAAGGGACTTGTTCGCTGGTGTAATTCATCACCGCTGTTCCCTGATAATCTCCCGTCATTTGCACATGCTCGAATCTCAATGTGTTGTATTCAAGCTCGCCGTATTGATAGTCGAAGAATTTGTCCACAGGGCCAGTGTAAATGATGTGTTTGGCCACCTTTTTCCAGTCTCGACTGAAATAATCTGTGCTTAGTTCGACTTTGATGTTGGGGTCATCGAGCATTCGTTCGACAATTTTGGTGAATCCGTCAATAGGCATACCTTGAAAGTCTGTGCTGAAGTAGTTCTCTTCCCATGTCAGACGGATCGGAAGTCTCTTAACAATTGATACCGGAAGGTATCTCGGTTCTTTGAGCCATTGTTTCTTGGTGTATCCGTAGATGAATTTTCGGTAGATTTCTTCTCCAACCTGAGACAGAATCCACTCCTCCGCGTTGCGTGGCGATTCAACAGGCTTGCGGACGCTTTTGAGTTTGGCTTCAGCTTCTTTGGGAGTTTTGACTCCCCAAAGTTGATGGAACGTCATCATGTTCAAGGGAAATGAATAGATGGTATCGCCAGTATCAGCTTTGGGCTTGTTGATGTAGTTGTTGAATTCGCTGAACTCCTGAATGAAGTCCCATATTTCTTTGCTCTTAGTGTGGAATATGTGTGCCCCATATTGACACACCAGATGCCCGTGGACTTGTTTGTCATGGGCGGCACCAGCTAAGTGGTCATTTTTGTCGATAACAAGACAGGTTTTTCCTGCGTCTGCTGCTTTGCGAGCAAAAGTCGCCCCGAAGAATCCTGCACCGACAACAAGGTAGTCGTACTTCTTTTTGAAAAAATCATACATTATGCTAACTCCTTTACTTTATGGACCTTTCAGCACTCAAAGATCACATAGATAAAAAAATGCGTCGGGGCTTTGTTTCTGGCAAAACACTACTCGACCGTATGAGAGTAATCTCAGAACAATCTCGCAGCACTTCTGCGTATTTAGATGCTCGATATGCCCCCTTTTACTATCACTTGGGAACTAAGCTCAGTCCCAAGAGTCTCGTCGAAGTGGGTTTCAATCTCGGTCTATTGAGCGGCTGCTTCCTCAAAAGCTGCAAGAGCGTAGAACGCTTCCTGGCATTTCAAACCAAAGATGAGGAAACGTACTATTCTCCCCGAATGGGGCGTGCGAATGTTCTCGATGTTTACAAAGGAGAACTCGATATTCATGTTGGCGACTTGTTTGATGAGGTTTTTTCGCAAAAAATCTCACCAAATAAGTGGGATTTAATCATACTTAATGAAGAAACCGATTACGACAAGCACCGGGCAATTCTTGACTTTGTGTGGCCTCATGTGAGCAGTGATGGCTACTTGGTGATGGATTACGTCAAAAGTCATGATGGAGCAAAAAGAGCCTGGGAAGACTTCACGTCAAGTATAAATCGTGATTCGGTTATTTTTGATACACGCTACGGCACCGGACTGGTGTCGAAATAGAAAGGTACAACATGGATAAGCAAAATGAAGAGATTCTGCGTAGAGACGCAGAGTCGATGAGGTCGCACAACTTTAGTGAAGCCTATATCGAAACAGTAACAGAGAACACTTCCAAATGGCTGAGTACCGGGCTTTTGACCGGCGTAGGCAGCCCATATGTCGCACGCCAGATGGCTTGCATCCTGGAGAATCAACGTCTTCTCAACGAAAATACTGACTTGGAAGCCGTCCGTATGGGCATTCCAGCAGGTGCCCAAACTGCCAACTTGGAGCATTGGATGAGTCAGGTCAAAAGAATTTCGATTCCGGCAGTCAGACGTGTCTTTAATCCCAAGACATTTATCGGGTATGATCTCGTCTCCGTTCAGGTTATGAACGGCCCAACAGACGAGATATATTTCACAAATTCCTACGACCGGCAAATCGCTGAGTCGGTGGTGGCCAAAACCCGCAAGCTCCGAGCGACGTGGGATCAATATATGATTGAAACGGTGCAAGAGACTCACTCTCTTGACCAAGAAGCAGAAGCGGTTGCCAATTATGCGAAAGCAATTCAAGACGAGATCAATCGAGAAATTGTCCTGGATTTGAGGAATAATGCCGGGAAAAAAGTCAAAGAGGAATGGCAGTCGCCTGAAAAAGTATTGGAATGGATTGACTCATTGAGTTCCTATATTTCCACAAAAACAGGTGGCCGCGAGGGAACCTGGGTGGTTATGGGAAGTCAGGTTCTTGATGCAATTCAGGAATTGGAAGAAGTTGACATCGAAGGTCGTGCGGAAAACGATATTCGTCGTGTCGGAAAGCTGGCTAGACCCAATAAATCTCATTGGGACTTGTTTGAAATGAATTTGCCGTCAACGCAAGTGTTAATTGGGCACAAGAACGAAGGTAATCACTATGCGTCTGGATATTTCTACGCTCCATACGCTCCTTTAACCTGTAAGCCTTGGTGGGGTTTGCCAGATGGGTCGCACGGGCATGGTTCCACGCTGGTCCGGTATGGAAAGAAGATGATGCGTGACGGTGCTAATTATTATGCGTTGCTGGATGTAGATAATATTCCAGTCGAACAAACAGAGTCCGAGGAGGAATAATGGGTTTTGAAGTGATTTACAGTTATCACGAAAGGGATGATGACGGAAATTACAACCGAGACGAAGAAAAACAATTGCGGCGAACCATTGGCGAAGCGTATGAGGATATTCCTCTGAGTAAGCTGGCCAGTTCTATTATGGCACAGATGGCTCGACGGGATATTTGGGTCACGGGGGTAGAGGTTTTTGAATTCGCAAAGAAATCTGTGAATTTCCGGGAAACCAACGGCGGTATAATTCTAAAGAACAAAAAATATCTTCTGGATTCTGCAAATGTTGAGGCAAGGGAAGTTGATATTAGTCAGCCCCAACCGCCCGGTTTGCAGCCGCATCAGATGATACAACATCAACAGCAACCACAGCAGCAACAGCCAGAATATTCTGGCGAACAACCTCACAATCAGGGCCTTCAGAGTCGAAGACCTATAAAATACATGACGTTCGCACCAGAGCTTCATTTGTTATCAGAAGTAAAAACAAAAGGCATGAGATTTACCGAGGACAAAAAATACCCGGTATATCAAATATTGCCCCATCCAACTGGTGTTGGCGAAGTGTATAAAATGATTGATGATGGTGGGCGTGAGCAGCTTGTTTCCGACAAGTATTTTGTGCCCGGTGAAGTGAACTTGTTTGGTGATAAGCAACTTGGTTTTTCCGAAACTCCAGAACAACGTGACGGCGGGCAGTTATATTGGGGTGGTGCATCCTCAAATGACGATGTGCCAGTTATTCGCAGATAAGAGGAATAATGTCTAATCAAAAACAAAAAGACCGAAAGAAGAAAGAGCGAGAGCGTAAGGCCAAGCTCAAGGTACGCATGAAGCGGGAGCAGCTTCGCAAGGAAGCCAAGGAAAAGAAAGTTCAAGAAGATCAGTGGGATGCGGAATATGCCGCGTCCGTTGGTAAGCAAAAGCCGTGGCGGAAGCCGCAGTCTGAGGAAGAGCTTGCCGAACGCGAAGAACATGACCGGGAGATTATGCAAAAACTCCAGGCCAATATCGAGATATTGAAAGCCCTTGAAGCGGAATATGAAAAAGAACAAGCCGCCCGCCAGGAATTGAATGACAGACTCGAAGCCGAAGGTCACGGTACAGTCAAGGAAAAGATGGACGCTTTGCATAAGCACGCCCTGGAGCAACAAGGTCATGATGCTGATACGATCAGACAATTGACCGGAGGCACTACTGATTTGAGTTGTACATCAGACTTATCATTGGTCGAAAAAGCGGAGCAGCATATTTCTCAGAATATTTCTGAAGAGGACTAAAATCTATTGCTCCACCTGCCGATATTCTCTATAACTAAACGACGTTGAACTTACGATTTTTTTTCAACTACTAACTTGATATGGAGAACGAAGCGATGGCTATCGACTATGAACCCCTGGACATGGCTGAGATTAAAACGGAAGCCGAGAGAGTAAACTCGGACCCGACCACTCAGACCAATGACGACTTTCTTCAGAAGTTCGTCCGCATCCCCGAAGGCGAAGGCTATGTGGTGATGCGATTCTTGCCCCGCAATAAAGGCAAGAAGCTCTACTGTGCTACCAAGACTCACCGCCTCAAAGGCACCGATGGTAAGTCTCGGAGCTATCACAGTCCCAAAGAACTGGTGATGACGGAACGCGGCCCGAAATGGCAAGGCGAATCCACCATCGACAGATACTTGCGTGATCTGTGGCAGCGATCAGAAAAGGCTACTGGTAAACAGCAAGACGAGTTGAGAAATCAATATCGTCAAATCAAGGGCTTTGACAGGTATTACTACAATGTCATCGTCCGAGAGGAAAAAGACCCGAAGACGGGCAACATTACCAAGAACGCTGGTCCCAAGATTTACTCTTGTGGCAAGACGGTTCACGCCATGATTATGCGTGCCATTTCCGGCGACGAGTCTGCTGGTTTGAAAGCCCTTGGCGACATTACTCACCCCACTAATGGTCGTGACTTCCGTCTCGTCAAGAAGATCACGAAAGGCAGCGGCGGCGACTATCCTAACTACGACCTGTCGCAATTTGAGGAGCCGTCTCCTCTTGGTACTCCCGAAGAAATGGAAACGTGGATGGATAACCTCCACGATCTCGAAGCTCTTCGGGTGGTCAAGACTGACGACGAACTCAAGCACGCCTTGAAGGTTCACTTGGGCATCATCAAAGATGACGCTCCGGGTGGAGACAGTGATTTTGATCCTACTGAATTCCAAGTGCCGAAGACGCAATCTTCTGCTGCGGCTGCTGCCGAGGAAACCGTCCGCGACGAACTGACCAGTTCAGTCACCGAGGAACAGGTTGTCGAAGCCAAGGCCGAAGAGGAAGAAGTCCTCGCTGACGACGAATTCATGAAAGAATTGGAGGGGATGTAAATCCCTTCTGGTTCATGAATGAAGTAAGGGGGTCGCAGAGAAATCTGTGACAGCGTTGGGCCGTTGGCTTGTATGGCCAACGGCCCTTTTTTTGTTAATGCACAAGGAATCATAAGGATGAATACCAATGGCCAAAAAAGGAACCAAGCGGGCGACGACCAAGAAGTCGTCTACCGCACACACCCTCGACGAAGCGGGTATCGTTTCGCCGGATGATGACGACTTCTTCGCCGAATTGGCAGAATCAACTGGAGGCGACGTTTTGGACGACATCGACAGCGTGAGTTATTTTGTCGATACGGGAAACCTCGCCCTCAACTATATTTGCAGTGGCGAGTTCATTACAGGTGGCGTGCCCGGTGGCAAGCTGACTGAAATCTATGGACCGTCATCGTCATCGAAGTCTCTTGTCGGCACCAATATTCTCTACGGGTGCCAGAAGATGGGCGGCGTGCCTATCTTGGTGGATTGCGAGAACTCAGCTAACAAAGAGTTCATTCAAAGAGCATCCCACTGTAATCTCAAGCGAATCGTTCGCTACACTCCAGATTCGTTGGAAAAAGTATTCCACAAAATGTACTTGGCCATCTAGGAGATTCAGAAGAAGAAGGGTAAAGACTGTCCTATCGTGATCGTTTACGACTCGATTACAGTTAGCCCCTGCGAACGTGAACTGCGAGAGGTCAAGCTCCCTGATAATTACACAGACGCCCAATACAAGGCGATTGTGAAGGCCAAGGAGCAGCCCGGCGAACGAGCTAAAGTTTGTTCCCGCGAGCTTCGCAAGCTCAACACCGTGATGGAAAACTCCAACGCCACGGTCGTCATTCTCAATCAGACCCGAAGTAAGATCGGCGTTATGTTTGGGAACCCGGAAACGACGGGTGGTGGCGGCAATGCTTTGGAGTTCTACGCTTCATGTCGGTTGCGTACTCAAACGCAACAGAAGATCGAACAGACAATCACGTCGAAGATGAAGAAGACGTTGGGCGTCAATGTGAAGATCAAGAACATGAAGAACAAAACTCACCGACCCTTCGTTGAAACTTATGGCATTCAATTGTTGTTCGAGCAGGGCATGAGTCCTACGTCTGGTCTTCTTGGTGCGTTGTTGGATTCAGGTCGTATCAAGCCGTCTGGTGCTGGTAATTACCTCGTTGATCCCGCCTACGTGCCCAACGGTGAGGAGTACAAGTTCAAGGCCAGCCAGGAGCGTAACGATGTCGCTCCAGAGGTCTTGTACGAGCTTCCTGCGTTGATCGACGCCAAGTCCACAGATGAGGTCAAGGCTTACTTGGCTCCGTTCGAGGCAGCATTGAACTACACGCCTCCAGAAGACGCTGTAATCAATGATGTCGGCGAGAACGACTGGATGACTGACGAGCAGATCGACGAAGAGCTTTACGAGGCTGAATAAACTTGCTAAAATGCCCGGCTGGATATTCTGGCCGGGCATTTTTTTGGTCTTGTTGGCATTTGCAGATTTCAGTATATTGTGGCCTCCGATATGCTGTTCCTTCCCGTCAGAGAAGGAAGAGGTCACAACAACACTTATTGAGGTTGAGGCAATGAACCATTTCACTCAGAACTTGGCAGTTACCAAGATAGACTCATCAGTACAAACACTTTACGACGACTTCCAGGAAGATTTCCGCAAATGGTATTCCATTTTATGTTCTTGGGCCAAAGTACCTTATCGTGTAGAGGACGATAATGGTAATATCACGCATGTTCATGCCAAGCAGCGTGCCGCTGAACTGAGTAGCTTGTATTCTGCACAAGAGCAATTGCTTATCGAGCGGTTCATGCGTGTGTTTCTTGGAGCCTCGAAAGAGGCTTCGTCTTCATACAGTTTGTTTTATGATAAGTATGCTCCAAATGGAGCCAAAAAGACCGCCGCTCTTAAAGAATTTTTGGGCGAGATTCCAACTCTTGATGACTCTCAGGTTGAGAAAAAGGCAAACACGAACAAAAACTGTAAACGTATTACGGTTAAAGAGTGGCGTGATTTTGCCGCCCAATTCAATAAGTTGGGCATTGATGCAATTTGGGGCAAACTCAAAGAGAAGATCACCAGTCCAGATAGAGGCGTTGGCTTGCAAGTTCGCGGATTTGTTTCTGAGCGGTGTAAGCATCCAGAAAACGCAGGCTATTGTAGACAACTCTGTCAAAAACTGACAGAGCAGGTCAAATCCACCGTTCGCATATGCGAATTGTATATACAAGAGACGGCAGACTTGCAATCTGAAATTGGCAACAAGACAAAGCAGCCAGAGGTTAAAAAGTGTTTCGATCTTTTGTGCCAATTGTCGGATGAACTTCGGGACGTAAACAGCGGGCTGAGTGGTCGGGTTCTGTTTCAGAGTATCAAAGACATTCAAGGGGGCAAAGATAGTGATCGAAAAAATAAAGTCTGCCGTACCGTGATGTCCGACGATAAATATCTATGTTTGATAGACTCTGATAAAAAAATTGTACAGCGTGCCTTTCAAGCATGGAAGTTGTCTATCACTCTGAAAAAACGGCAAGAAAAACTGTACCCTAAACAGCGTTCTCATCAGAATGATGTGCCAATGCCATTTGGTTTGACTGGCTTGGCGTCATTCGACGTATCGCCAGATGGCTCGAAATTTACATTTTCAGAAGGTTCGGTCGAGACGAAGCCTAGCTTGTACTTTGACGGTCTTAGGTTCCAAAAGAACAAGCATAGTTTCGATATGGAATATCGTGTGGCTTACGCAAGTCGTAGAACCAAGAAAGGGCGGCGACCAAAGAGGGTGGGTAGACTGAGAAAGGCGACATTAAAGCAAGTGGAGCTTTTCAATAAGGGCGGCAAATTTGTCATCAAGTTACCGCATGGTATCGAGTTGCCTGAACACAGAGCTAAGTTGGCTACATTTTTAATGTGTGCAGACCCGAAAGAAAAGGGTTATAGCAAGGGCGGCTTGGTAGATGAATTTAGGGCATTGGCTATTGATGTTAACTTGAGCAACCCCCTCGCAGCTTGTGTGGCTGATGTGTCAAAACACGGTGATGGGCCAATTCAAGCGTTAGATTATGGTCGTGCCAAGTTGTGTGTTGATCCGTTTTTCCTTGTGGCAAATACGCCTGTATGTGGTCAATTGATTAAGTTGTGCAAGGAGTGTAAAGCCGTTGTGCAGGCGATCAAAGAGTTCAAAGAGTGCCAAGCAGCAGGTAGCGATTTCAGTTTTGAAACCGATTTGTTCCTCCCGGCAGGCCATTCACCGAGGCACCGAATTCAATCGAAAGTTCAGGAGTTGAGTCGAGTATTGCGTGATTGGAAATTCAAATTGCAAAATACCAATCAAGTTGCTGAAATGATTCGACTGCTGGAGTTGATGGATGCATATCAGTCTATGATTTCATCATATCAAAGAATTCATTTGAAGGCCGGACAGACTTTGCCGCCTCAGAAAAAGAATTCCACCAAGAGAGCGAATTACCGCAAAGACATTTCGAGGCGTCTAGCATTTGTCGTTGCTGACTATGCTCAGTCCCTTAATGTTGATGTGGTTTTTGGGGAAGATTTGAAAGCTGATTTCGATAGAGACAAGAACACTAACAGCCTTTCTCGCCTGTTTGCTGGCGGCATGTTTTTGCAGCACTTGGAGAATGCATTGGCAATCAGGGGGATCGCCTTTGTTAAGTGTGCCAAAAATGGCACATCCATTACCGACCCTGTGTCGGGTGTGTTTGGTTGGCGAGACAAGTTCAATAAAGAGCGTTTATGGATTGAAAGGGATGGTGAGTTGGGGTGGGTCAATTCTGACCATGCTGCATGTCTCAATGTGTTGTTGGTCGGACTGATGCATTCTGTTGTTCCTTATCGCGTGTACGTGAAAGCTGGCCGGAAGACCACGGATGATGTAGAGGTTTTTGAAGAAGATCATCCGATTGGCCCAAGAAAGAAAAGGTTCTTTGAACTGTGCTTCGGTGAAAACAAACCCAAATTTGAGGTTGTCGAAAATCGGGTGATCCTGGATAATGCTGGCACCTACCAAGGGTTCATTTATGCTCACTGTCTTGATGCGATGCAGAGTGAAAAGCAGCATTGGGCAGAGTATGACAGAATCAAGGAACTCGCTTTGGCGGAAACAAATCCGAAGCAATTTGGCCTAACCCCAAAAAAGGGAGAGGGTTACAGGAATTTTTGCCAACCAGACATCCATGAGCAGGTTGAAGTTGTTGGAAATAAACGAGTTGCAGCTACCAAGCAGATTCTTGAATCGTTGGCAGACGAAAAGATTGAGGCCACATGA